ACTACTAATGTTGTGGCTTCAAGAAATTTGGTAGGGTCTATTAGGGAAATTAGGTACATCTTAATGAAACTCCGGGATGACTTTAATATTTATATTCTTGACACCATGGCTTGTGGTGCTATAATAAGGCATATGACAAGAGAAGAACTATTTCGATTACACGAAGAAATTTGCACAAATGCCAAGGAATTGATGAAGAAAAAGAATGCAGATTATGCATGTAGTACTGATCCTTTCATGAATTTTAGGCGAGCTGAATTTTTAGGTTTTAGCACTGCTGAAATGGGTGTCTTGATTCGTATGACGGATAAGATGTCCAGAATTTCCACATTCTTGAACCGTGGCCAACTCTCATTGGAAAATGAGAGTGTTTACGATGCAATTGTTGACATGATTAACTATAGTGTCATACTTGCTGGTCTACTCAAGGACAGGGAAACAAACAAGCCACAATGAAATTTTATACTGCCTGCGCAATCAAGGGCAACAAGATTCTTGTAAGAGGCTATAAGGACGGAGTTCGGTTTACCGACTCCGTTTCCTTTAAGCCATCTTTGTTCATTAAATCGGACAAGGAAACCAAGTACAAGACTCTCAATGGCATCGGTGTCAAGAGAATGGTCTTTGACACGCTCTATGACTGCAGGGAGTTCCTGAAACAATATGAGGACTTGAATGATTCGCCAATTTACGGAAATACTGATTTCGTCACTCAATATCTCTTGGAGACTTACGAGAGTGAGGTGGTATACGATCTTTCCCAAATCAAGATAGCCTACTTTGACATTGAGACAGAGACAGAGGGGGGATTCCCGGATCTTCGCAATCCAAACGAGAAGATCAATATCATCGGTGTTAGAATCTCTGGTGTAAACTATGCCATCACCGAGAAACAAGTTTCCATTCCAAACTGCAAACTTATTCTAGTTTCGTCCGAGAAAGAACTTATTCAAAAGTTCTTTGAATTGCTTCGCAAAGAAGACATTGATGTAATCACAGGATGGAACGTCAAACTCTTCGATATCCCTTATATCATTGGCAGGGCTCGCTTGTTCTTCGATGACAAGGAGATTCAGTCTTGGCTTCCTTTCAATATAATGAAAGAGCGCGAGACAAATATTGGTGGGACCGATTACAGATTGTTTGAGTTTCCGGGATATACCACTCTTGACTACATGGATCTCTACAAAAAGTTTTCGGGGACAAGCCAAGAGAGTTATGCATTAAACTTTATTGCAAAGGCAGAATTGGATGAGCAGAAATTGGATTACGCAGAGTATGGTTCTTTGCGTGAATTCTATACCAAGGACTTTCAGAGATTTGCAGAGTATAACATTCAGGACGTTGAACTAGTTGAAAAACTAGACAACAAACTTCGTCTTATTGACTTGGCTGTTTCTATTGCATACGAAGCCAAGATTCCATTTGATGTTGTGTTCTTTGCCACAAGAATTTGGGGAACGATCTGCTGTGACTATCTTCTTCGCAAGAATATCATCCCACCAATACAAACTTCATATGCGAAGGATGACCAGTTTATCGGTGCATATGTGAAGGATGTTGCACCAGGTTTGTACAAAAATGTAGTGAGCTTCGATGCCACAAGCCTATATCCAAGCATTATAATGGGATGGAATATTTCTCCAGAGACTTGCATCAAAAAAGATGCATCTCTTAGTGCAGATGATTTCTTGAGAAGCAAAAGAAAAGATATTCCAAACCTTGTAAAACAAGCATCTGATCAAAACGCTTGTCTGTCCTGCAATGGATCCATGTTCACGAATGACATTCGTGGATTCATTCCTATTCTTATTGAACGTACATTCAACCAAAGAAAGGAAGCCAAGAACAAGATGTTGGACTTGGAAAAGGAATATGAACATTCCAAGAATGCAAGTCTTCTTCCACGAATTGCAGCGCTGAAGATTCGTCAGTCCGTCAAGAAGATTTTGGCAAACAGTCTTTACGGTTGCTTGGGAAATCCAGCATTCATCTATTCGTCACCTGAATTGGCGACAGCCGTTACAGTTACAGGACAAGTTATTATTCGTACTGCAGAAAACTGCATGAATGGCTACATTCGACATATCACAAAGGACACTGACAAGGATTATGTTCTTGCCGTTGATACGGATTCCGTGTATTTGAACCTTGATGATATTATCACTCAAATTCAGCAAAAGACCAAAATAACAAACATCACTGACTTTGTTGACAAGATCTGTGAACAAAAGATTCAACCAGAACTAAAGAAGGAAATGGATCTTCTCACAAAGACATTGAATTGCTCTGAGAACAAGATCTTTTTCAAGCGTGAAGCAATTGCTTCCGCTGGAATGTTCATTGCCAAAAAGCGGTATGCCTTGCTTGTCCAGGATCTTGAAGGCATTCGGTTTGAAGAACCCAAATTGAAGATCATGGGTCTGGAGACTGCACGAAGCAGCACACCAGCAATTGTTCGAAAGAAACTAAAAGACTGTATTAAGATCATCTTGACCAAAACCCCGGAGGAGCTGCGACAATATGTGAATGAATTCTATGATGAATTTATGGTGCTTCCTATATCTGATGTCGCAGCTCCTCGGGGAGTCAAGGGAATCAATAAGTATGCTGACAATACAAAGATTTATCAAACTGGGACACCAATTGCGACCAAGGCTGCATTGCTTTACAACAGTTACAGCAAGAAGATTGGAATTGACAAGCAGTATGCAGCGATCAAGGAAAATGACAAGATGAAATTTGTATTTGTCAAAGTTCCAAATCCTTATGGAATGGCTGGCAAAGATGCTGTCATGGGTTTTATCAATAGTCCTCCCAAGGAATTTAATCTTGAGAAATACATTGATCGCAAGAAGCAATTTGAAAAAACTTTTGGAGAACCATTGGACAACATCTTACATGCAATAAATTGGAAACTAAATGCAGAAGTCTCACTTGAATCTTTCTTCGTATGATATAGAATATAGAAAAGCAATGAACGAAATTTATAAACAGTATCAAACACCAAAAATTAATAAAATTTATTTTGACAAAAATCATCCTCTGCATATTCCTGAACGAACAACTTCTGCGATTCCTCAAGCAATAAAGGACTCTCTAAAGCAGAAAGATGAAAAGATTGCTGAGTTGACTGAGGAGTTGGAAGAACTCAAGAGAGAACTGGAAACCATGCGTGCCATGATGGAAGAATGTTAAGATATGGTAAAGAAAATTAAATCTAGATATGGTGATGAAAGAATTATCACTCTTCTTGAAGACGGATCTTACAAAGTCGAAGGTAGGTCTATGTATTCTCGCTTTGGCGATGGTTTATTCGATTTTGAAGGTGGGCCATGCTTTATCGTTGGTGACCGACTACTTGATGTTGAAGATGATGTAATCATCGAATCCATTAAGATTATTCATGACACTCCAGAAGGTGTCGCTGGTTGCATTTTGTATGTAAAGGAAAACAATGTCAAAATATCTAAAAAATCTAATAGGAAAAATAAATAACCCAGACGCATCCATTGTATCAGAAGGTCTTGAAGGATCTGATGTTACAGGTTTTATTGATACTGGCTGCTATGCATTAAACGCATTGCTTTCTGGTTCAATTTATGGAGGATTGCCAAATAATAAAATTTCTTGTCTTGCTGGTGATCCAGCAACTGGAAAAACTTATTATGCCATCGGTATTGCAACACAATTCTTGAAAGACCATAAAGATGGTGTTGTAGTTTACTTTGATACCGAGCAAGCTGTCACAAGATCCATGTTTGAACAGCGTGGAATTGACACCGAAAGAATTGCAGTTGTTCCAGTATCAACAATTGAAGAATTTAAAACTCAAGCACTTAAGATTGTAAATGATGTGCTTGAACAACCCGAAGAAGATAGAAAACCAATATTCATGATACTTGACTCTTTGGGCATGTTGTCAACTGAGAAAGAGATGACAGACTCAGCGGAAGGCAAAAATGTAAGAGACATGACCAAAGCCCAGCAGACAAAAGCAGCTTTCCGTGTATTGACCTTGAAGTTGGGAAAGGCTAAAATCCCAATGCTTCTTACCAATCACACATATCAGGTGATTGGTGCTTATGTTCCTACAAAAGAACTTGGTGGTGGTATTGGTCTAAAGTATGCCGCAAGCAACATTTTGACTCTATCCAAGAGCAAAGATAAAACTGAGGAAGGTGTTGTTGGAAACTTTATCAAATGCACAAACTATAAAAACAGATTTGTAAAAGAAAACATGCAAGTTGAAACCAGATTGAATTATAGTTCAGGACTCAGTAGATATTATGGATTGACTGATCTTTCTATCAAATACGGAATTTTTAAAAAGGTTTCCACACGAATTGAACTTCCGGATGGCACGAAGACATTTGAAAAAACAATAGACGATGATCCTGAAAAATACTATACTAAAGATATCCTAGATAAATTGGACGCAGCAATTCAAAAGGATTTTAAATATGGACAAGGCACCTAAATTTAAATACGTTCCCGAAGTAACTTCCGATGTAGGATCTAATTGTCCTATCATGATAATGGAAGGAAAGTATGAAGGAATTGTCTATCGCTATGGAAAAATTTCTTTGAAAGAAACAGACAATCAAGAAATAGATGTTACAATGGAAATTGATGTATTGAAGTCTCCTAAAAATTTTAATCAACAAGACGAAGAATTTACAAATACAGTGGGTAAAATTTTTACTCAAATTGTAGAAGACGGAATTGAACAAGAACCTGTGGATTTGGAAGACGATGTTCATCAGGGATAATGATGGACTTTGTTTTAAACAAGAGTATAATTAAAACATGGAATCAGTAATTTTAAAGAACTTGGTCCTCAATGAGGACTATGCTCGCAAAGTCGTACCATTTCTTCAAGAAGAGTATTTTCATGACAGATCAGAGAAGATAATCTTCGGTATCGTTGGCAAGTTCATTCTTAAATACAATAACATACCAACAAAGGATGCTGTGATGATTTCACTTGGAGATGAAAAATCTCTAAGTGAGGTTGAATTTAAAAAGTGCAACTCAATCACCGATGAGATGTACAAAGAGGGTGAGAAGTCAGACACAGCATGGCTGGTTGAGCAAACAGAAAAGTTCTGCAAGGAAAAGGCAATATACAATGGCATCATGGCATCCATTGGGATTATTGAGGGCAAGGACAAGGAAAGAACTCAAAATGCTATTCCTGAGATCATGTCAAAGGCTCTTTCTGTTTCTTTTGATACTAGAGTTGGCCATGACTTTTTGGAAGATGTTGACGAGCGATATGAGTATTACCACAGAGTAGAAGAGAAGGTGCCATTTGATCTTGAGATGTTCAACAAGATCACCCGTGGTGGTACACGGAAGAAGACACTGAATGTAGTAATGGCAGCATCTGGTGTTGGAAAAAGTGCATTCTTGTGCCACCATGCAGCAGCATGCCTATCTCAGAATCTGAATGTGCTATACATCACTTTGGAAATGGCAGAAGAAGAGATTGCAAAGCGCATCGATGCTAATCTATTGGATAGCGACATGCACATTCTTGAGCAGATGCCTCAAGATCAGTATGAAGCAAAGGTTGAAAATCTTAAGAAGACATGCAAGGGAAAACTTATCATCAAGGAGTATCCAACGGCTGCTGCGAATGTCACTCACTTTCGCAATCTTATTGAGGAGTTGAAGATCAAGAAGAAGTTTACGCCCGATGTAATCTTCGTTGACTATTTGAACATTTGCTCATGCGCCAGGTTCAAACTTGGAAATGGGATGAACAGTTATACTTATGTCAAGGGCATTGCAGAAGAACTTCGTGGCATGGCCAAGCAATTCAACATTCCGTTATGGACTGCAACACAGGTCAATCGTGAAGGTGCCAAGAGCAGCGACATGGAAATGACAGATACTTCAGAAAGTTTTGGTTTGCCACAGACAGCTCC